TTTTCAACAGCCTTTGCTGTCATAACAAATTCTCCATCACTTAACTTCGCATTTATTGCATCATCTTTTGGGCCACCTGGGCCACTGACCTCGCCGCCTGCTTCGTAAGGCGTAAACTTAAATTCACTAGGCACGTAACTATAATAAGGATTTTGCATCATTTCATATAGCTGCGCCATACGTCTTTTTTCTTTTTCACGTTGCATTTCTTCTGCTTGTGCATCTGTTGGCATGCCACCCAATGTGCCTGCAAGTAGTGGTATACCAGCTTTTATATCAAAAGATCCTGCTGGTAAATCTGTACCTAAGAAAGTTTTGCCTGCAGTTTGTGTTCTAAATAAATCAGATAACTTCATGCCTGGCGATATTGTTTTTGTAGTTTCACCAATCATTTGTGTTTTTGGCATAACGTTTAAAGGTAAACCTTCAACGTTTGTTCTAAATTGTGGCACTGTTTGTGTAATTGGTTGTCCACCTGGTGCCATTAGTAAATCCATTGCGCTTACATCACCGCCTAGTGCATTAGCCATAGCGTTTGCTTTCATAAAAGAAAACGGAACAGCTGTTAATGCTGAATATAATGCTGCACGTTCAGGGTTTCTTTGACCCATGAGTCTTGCTATACCATAACTTGTTAAACCAGATGTAACTGGTGCTTTAAGTAACATTGGCATTGCACCAAACTTTGTGCCATAACCTTTTAGTAAGGCACCTAAACCTGCACCTTTACCACCAGCCCCTAAAAATGCACCTAGTTTTGGTGCAAGATATGGTGCAGCAAACATCGCTGCAACAGGTAATATTGGCTTTGCTTTTTTAACTATATTTTTTATTGCTCTATCAAAAAATCCCATGTTAACTAAACGCTCTCCTATACGCATCTGTGTTCATAAATTCTAACATCTCTTCCATTGTTGTAGGTTCTTGTGCTCCAAAACCAAAAAATCCTTTGTCTTCCATTTGTTTTACTTTATTAAATAAATCTCCTGTCGATTGAAAAGCTGGATTTTGTAAAGGAGATAACATAAAATCTTTTTGTGCGTCAGTTAATTCTGCTACATCCATTGTAGCACCAGGATATAACATTTCCAAATCATTTGTTAATAATTCGATTTCATCTACGTTGCCAGCATCTCTTGCATCATTAAGCATTTGTAATAAGTTTGGCAGTGTGTAAGTGTCTGCATCAGCTTCTAACAGTGGTAAATTAGGATCATAAAATGGATCTCTAGGCGGTGCTGCACCTTTAAAATCGTCTGGTAAAGGTAACCCTTCGTCCATTGGTAAACCTTCATTCTCTGGATCTATTGGATTAAAAAATTTATTGTAAAGTTCTCGTAAAAAATAATCATCTGCTGTAGGATCTAAATACGACGTAGCTGGTATTGGTGTAGGCATTGCTTGCGTCATTGTTGATTCTGCTAATGCTTCTATACCTTGATTTGATGGTCTTTCTAGTTTTTCTCGTCTGCTAAGTGCCACTATGAGCTACCTCCGAATATGTCTGGCAGTTTGTTAACTTTGATTGCCACATCTTTTACTATATCTTCTTTTGTTGTGCTGGTTTCAGGGTTACTGACATCATCATCTGCTTCTTTTTCATTGGCATAGACTTTCCCTGTTGTCGCGTGTTTTATAGTTGTGACTGTTTCCACATCTATCACAGGAATAGTGCTTCCTGCTTTCACGGTAATATCGTCTTTTATAGCCATTTTCTCTCCTTATTGCAATAGTTAACTTATCTCTAACACACTCAAAACGACATGTAAATCATTAGCGTTTTCTGCCTGTATCTTGATTATTTCAGACTCCTTAGCCACCAAAGGCACAGGAGCAGCTGCTGAAGAATCGGCAGAAGACTGGCTTAAATTACCTGCAGCTAGCAATTCTTGTGTTGTTTTGCTTTCTATATCTCTACTTAACTGTAGCGTATAGCTTGTAGCGCCACTGTCTACTAAATACAATGACACTTCACAGTTGTTAGAAGCATCAACATTAGCCACACGCACAGACTTTATAATAGCTGTTGTTTCTGACGGCACAGTATACAAAGTTGTCAAGTTTGTTGTTGACAACACTGCTTTATAATTTGTGTATACGTTAGCCATTTATGATAAAAACCATGTTATTGCCTCGTCATCATTTCGAAGTGGCTCAGAGGTATATGTGTTATTAAGTGCAAATATTAATTGATCTAAAGTTTGTATTAATTGTGCCATCTGAGTTTGATCATACTCTTCTCTTGCTTGTGGTAATAGTGGTACTGTTATTTTAGTCATTATCCACCTCGCATACCATCTGGTTTAGCATCAAATCTAAGTGTACCATAACGCCATTTATCATCAACGGCATCACTAGATACACGCAGTGCAAGTTGTCTACCTCGTATACGTGTGTCTTTTTTGGTTGTGCTAGTTGACATGGCAAAAGGTCCGTGTGTTCTTTGTGTTGTTGCAGGATAAGCACGTGATTTTATTGTTATATCTACTTCACCAACTTGATTTTTAAAGTCAGGTATAAATCTAGATATAGACATAAAGTTATCACCATCTGCAATATCAATATCACCAGATTCAATATGACAATTCATGGCTGCACCATCATCATTAACACCTTCTTCATGTAAATAAACAAAAGTTCTACCTTCTTTTACACCGTTTATTGTAGATATTGTAGCAGTTGTATCACTACTATCAAACTCTGCTGCGTATGGATTAGAATACACACCACGATCAGCCCAAGAGCTACGTGATAATGTGCCTATATACCATATATTTTCTGCGTAGTTGTACGTTACGTTTCTATCTATTTGTGTAGAATTTTTTGATGGGTAAAACCATATAACTTCATTAAAATCAGAATTGACTGCACAAAATACATCACCTAGTGCGTTGTTGTTTATGTCATCAAACACATAATCTTGCACGCTGCAAGGTATTTTTTTCACTGCACCATCAAATAAGAAGAAAGAATCGTTGCCCATCCAATACGCTATACCATTAACATCCACCGCACTGTGTATGCCAACAGCACCACAATTAGAACCTAGTTGTTTAAACCCAAACGTAAATGGTGGACCAATAAATTGCATTTGATACAACGCTGTATCAGTATAAATAAGTATTGCACCCCTAGATCTAACAGCTGTATTGATTTGATTACCATCCGTTAGTCTTTGTGAACCAGCTGTGTTAGTAGCAGTTGGTGTCCATGTTGCTGGATCTTCTTGATCTGAAAAACGTATAAACATATTGTCCTGTGTAGAAGATGTGCCTATTGTTGTTTCTGTACCAAAACAAATTACATGCCTGTCATCACCAGATACCAACATAAATCTAGATTTTGTAGGTGCACCACTGACATTTGTTCTTGCTGCTAAGTTGCTAGACAACCCACTTGATGTATCCCAATAATAAAGACTACCATCAAACTGTTGTGCCAAAACATCTTCACCCCAACTATCCAAAGCCCATTTACCAGATTGTAACAAAACGCCGTCAGCTCCCGTAAGACCGGATCTAGTAGTGTCCCACGTTGATGCATTCCAAGTACCAGCACCCCATCCATATCCATATATAGATGTAGGTAAACCTGTGTTTATTTGATAGGTAGCATTTGCTGTAGCGCCAGTTGCATCAGAACTAGCTGCAGCGCCTGCAACTATTGTATAAGTATTAGAGTTTGGAACTGTTTGTATTTCAAACTCACCTTGTAAATTAGCTGCTGATATACCACCTACAGCGCCACTAACACTAGCAATAGTAACAAAATCACCTATCAAAGCACCGTGACTAGAGTCAGTTACAGTGACAGTCGTAGATCCATTTGTTGTTTCAAACTGTGTTATGTTGCCTGTGCCTGTTGCGCGTGTTGGCGTAATGTCAGCATAACTACCTTCTGAATATGCATATAATTTTTTGTTTGTGCCATACACCGCATAGTTTACACCTTTAAGATCTGAGTACGTAAGAATGGCACGTGTTGCACCAAGCAGCGCATCACTTGTTACTTTTTCCCAACCACCTATTTTTTCTGGTTGACTGTAACGAAAACGAATATTATCACCATCTACCCATCTACCTTCTGCACCGTATTCGGTGTTTTGCTTATCTATGCCTGGGGCAATCTGTAGTTTAGTTAGTGGCATAGAATGGTATCCAGTAGTCTGTGCCATTTATATTGACACGAATATGACCTGTTAGCGATCCTACACTTGTATCTGTGGTGATACTTTTTGTTTGATCTGATGCACTAGTGCCGTCAAATCTTATAAATTCTTGATCTGTATCATCTTGATCTAAAGTCAAACAAGCCACAGCACCAGAAGAATTTGCTTGGTTAATAGTTACAAGTGCACTTGTTGGCGAAGATGTTCCAAATCCTATTTTATCAGCAGAACCATCAGAAAAGAAAGCATGTGTCAACGTATTTGTTTCTATTCTAAAATCAACAGACGCGCTAGATTCGTTAAATGTAAAACTACCACCATCAAAGTCAACATTACCGGTTGCTTTAACACCACCAACAACATCTAATTCAGTAGAAGGTGAGTTTGTTTTTATTCCCACACGGTCATTACCAGCATCAGTGAAGAATAGGTTTGCATCACCATTACCTTCAATTCTAAAATCTAAATCAGCAGATGATTCGTTAAATAC